CTGGATGCCGGAAACTCCCTGCCAGCCCTGGGAACCCTGATTCCCCTGCGTTCCTTGCCAGCCTTGCCATCCTTGACGGCCTTGCCAGCCCTGGGGGCCTTGAGAGCCTGTGAGGCCCTGGAAGCCCTGGGGACCCGTGTTTCCCTGCCAACCCTGGACCCCCTGGCGCCCCTGGGGGCCTATCGGCCCCTGTGCACCTTGTGCACCCGTGGCGCCCTGCGCGCCCGCGCCACCCTGCGGACCCGGGACCAGACTGGACGGGGAGTAGGCGGTCAAAGTGCCGCTGACGGTCGTCAGCCACGTGTCCAGGATCGCGGGCGGAACCATGTGGTCGTGGATGAGGTCAAGTACCATCTTGGGAATGCCAACTTTGTTGACCAGCGTGCGCAGGCCGGCTTTGTAGTCGCCGCTCTCCGCACCCAGCCTCAAGGTGTTGCTGGTGCTGGCAGCCTCGGACAGCGCCAGCGCCAGCTCGATGGTGGCCTCGATGATCGGGCCGGGCACGGTGGCCCAGCCGGCGTTGTAGGAAACCTTGACGTTTCTCCAACCGTCGGGAAACGGGACAGCGCCACCCTGGATGCGGACTTCGCCAGTGGCCGGGTTGAACGCCACGTCCAGCACGTCGATGACCGTGACGGTGCCGTCGCCGTTGATGATCGACAGCGCCGCCACTGAGTTCAGCGGGAGCTGCCCAATCCAAATGGAGGCGCCGCCGTCGCCGTTGTGGTACTCATCGACCACGTCGGCAATCGTGAAGACCTGATTTCCACACAGGGTGGAGATCTTCTCGGACGCGGCTTCCAGCAGCGCCGTCAGCAGCGCATCGCTGAGCTGCGTGCAGGCCGGGTGCAAGCGCGCACGGACAAGGTCGCAGAACATCATCGTGGCGTCTCCAGGTGCGGTGTTAGACGGTCAGCAAAGACGGGATCACCTTGATGTCGTCCACCAGAATCCCGGCCAGCGCGTTGGTCTCAGCGTCGAACGTGGCGCCGACCTCAACGTAGGTAACGACCGACCAGTTGATGCAGGTGCCCAGACTGCCAGTGAACTTGTGCAGCGGCGTGACCATGTGGCTGAACACGCCAGCCGTCGGCACCGTGTCCGCGAATGAGTACTCGACGTAGTTCGTCGCGTCGGTTCCCAGCCGCAGGTAGACGGTGGCCACGTCCGTGAGGGCGCTCAGGTAGATGTAGAAACTTATGCTGTCCCACGGCTTGCACTTGCTCAGGTCCAGGGACACGGTCTTCTTGATCGCGCCGAAGACGGTGTTGGCAGCTCCGTTGACTTTGGCGAAGCTCAAGGACGCGACACCCTCCACGCGTGACGCGCTGGTGGCCAGCGTCGTGGTGTCGTTGTTCTTCACCGCCCAGCCCGTGGTCACGTCGCAGGCGTCAACCACAACGGCTGGCGTGAACAGCGACGCGAGCGAAGCGAAGGCGCTCTCTTGATTCTCGATGAAACCAGCCATTGCTTTCTCCTCAAGGGTCAGGGTGGGAGAATGTTCTACACTCTCCCACCCGTCCCCAGTTCAGCTTGACTACGCGATGACCGTGACGGGCAACGTCCCACCGTCGTAGCGGCCCTCGGACAGGATGCACAGAACGCTGCCAACCATGGCATCGCCCTGGGTCTCGGTCAGGGTCAGGTAGAGTCCGAGCGTGCCGGTGTACCCAGCAGCGGTCCAGACATTCCTGGCCTCAGCGACGTCGACCTCGATGACGTGCTGGGTCGCCACGCAGTTCGCGGTGGCGATGTTCACCTCAGCACCCGCCTCCTGACGGACGAGATCGGAGATGGTGTCGGGGGCCGAACCGGTCCCCTGCCGCAGCCAGCCACCCACAGCCTGGGCGTTGGTCTTGGCGTTCACAGCGCACACCTTGACGATGGGCTTCAGGTCGCCCGCGCCCGCGTTGACCCCGATGAGAACCACGAAGGTGGCCCACCGGGCGTTGCCGACGCCGATGACGGCGGTGTCGGGACTGCCGTTGGCGAAGTCCGCGACTGGCGCACGCAGCAGCCGGATCTTGTTCTTCTCAGAAAGCATGTTCGTTCTTCCTTTCTCTCGGCCAGGGCCTACGCCGTGGTCAGCCAAACGAACGGCGAACGGTCCAGCCCGTCCACGCCGGTCAGGGCCGACTTCCACCAGGGCTGCCCATCCTCGCGGATGATGAAGCAGTACACATTCTCGCCGTAGTCGAACCGGAGCTCGACCGACTGCTTGGCGCGAACGCCGCCCTTGGTGGCCAGGATGTACTGACTCCAGTCGGCCAGCACGATGTCGCCCCGGGTGCCGATGTCGTTGGCCATCTGCTCGGACCACTGAACCGGAACTCCGTCCAGCGTCTGAACCCAACCCTGGCTGATGCTGCTGCCCTGCGGGCCGGGCTGACTCAACGGGAGCTGCCGGATGACCGCGTAGGTCGCCGGCTTGTTGGCCATGAACAGGTACTTGTCCATGGAGCCGTACGCCTTGGCCACCAGACCGAACACGTCGACCGCCGCGATGGCGTTGGCGCCACTGCGGGTGACAGCGACGGCGCACTTGGTGTTGGTGCCGTCGTACAGACCGAAGGCTCCGAGCGGCTCGCCAGCTCCGGTGCCCCACAGCACCTTGCGCTCGCGGACGTACCGGATGGCTTCCGGCACGCACTTGTTCACCAGCGCCTCTGCGCTGATGGCGTTGTCCTCAAGCAACTCCTCGGTGATGGCGACCTTCGCCACCAGCTTGATCGGCTTGAGCTCGATCATCTCGGTCTGGACTTTTCCAGCCGCCGGGTACGCGCCACCTTCAGGCACGTAGGAGCACGTCACGCCACCGAACATGGTGGTCGCGCCGGTGCGGGTGTTGTCCACCACCGCCGGGATGCGCAGGATCGGGCCTGCGCAGGGCAGCGTGAAGCAGCGCTGAAGGAACGATCCCTCCAGGCTCTTCTCCATGATCGTGTTCGAGAACGTGGCGGGGGCGATGAACCCACCGTCGGCGTCCACGGCCACGCCCATGCCGCTGATGGCCTTGAAGGCCACCGAGTAGCGGTCCAGCGCCGGAGTCAGCCGGTTGCGGCTGGCACGGACGTCGGTCATAAAGTGGCCGAGGCCCTTGAAGCACAGGCCATCGACGATCTTCTCTTCCTCGGTCGGACCCATCACGATGACGGGCGGCGCCTTGGCGGCCTTCTCTTCGATCTTGGCGGTGATCTCGGTCACGACCTCGTCCTTCATGGACTTGAGGCCGTCAGAGATCAGCGCCTTCACGTCGGGCACTTCGACTTTGTCAGGCATTTCCCTTCTCCTCTGTTTCGCAAGAACTTGCAGCATGGCCTAGCCGTTCTTAGTGTAGGACAGTCTCCTACACCTACCGACCTCCGGCCGAAGACAAGCCGACGAACGCTCGCCGGATCTCATCCACCACGTCACCCAGGTAGTTCTGCTCCAGCAGCTCCTGGGCAATGTTCGGGTTCATCTCGTCCAGCGCCTTGCAGATCTCGGTGACCACCGCGTCCTGGTTGACCGGAGCCCTGCAAACACTGAACTCCATGACGCAGGCTTTCTCAAGCACGCGCTTGGCACCCAGCGCCTTCTCTTCGGGCGTGGGCTCGCGCACCTCTTCGGGCAACAGCGTCAACGACTTGCCCGGCAGCGCGCCCTTGCGGATGGCATCGAAGACCACGTCGCCAATCCAGGGAGTGCCCTTGCTCCAAGTGCTGGGCGCCGCGTCGTACTTGGTCTTGGCGATGATGGTGTCGCCCTTGGACTTCACCCACAGCGCCCGCCCGACCTTCAGGGAGTGGTGGGCGTAGTGGACCGGACTGCCGTCGTCGTAGAACCGCTCCCAGTTCAGGCCGTCCGGGTTGACGATGTCGCCCTCGGCATCGACGCTCTTGCTGGTGATGGTGCTGATATCGCACCGCTGCTCGGTGTCGAACTCCAGCACCGGCATGGCCTTCAACGTGACCAGCTGCATCGGCAGGTGCTTCTCACTTGGCATCGTCAGTCTCCTCAGTGTTCATCTGCGTCTCCGAGCTTGGATTGGGCAAGGTCGGAAGGCCAGCAGGATCGGCATTTGCCGAACCTGCATCCGTAGCATCGGAGTCCTCGGTCAGGTTCGCCTCGAACAGCAACGACAAGTCGTCACCGTAGAGTGACACGATACGACGGTTGATCACGTCCTCCAGCAGCGTGGTGCGTGGGTCGATGGCCAGTCGCGCGTGCTGCACAAGGGCGGCGTCAAGCTCCGCGCGCGAGCCCGCGCTGGAGAACAGGGCCGACGGAATGTTGAAGCAGGCCAGCACCACACTCTGGAGATCCTTGAATCTGGCCGAACCCTCGAACTCTTTCGAGGTCTGGGCCAGGCTCTGGATGTCCACCGGGATCTCCGGGATCATCAGGCGGTTGGCACCGCGCCCACGGAAGGTGTTCCAGGCGGCCTGCAAGCGGGTCAGGACCGTGGTGGAAATAACGCCCTGCTGGTCCTTGGGCGACATGATGTGGCTGGGAGCGCCACCGTTCTTCATCAGGGCGGTCATCATGGCGGTGTCGGTGTTCATCAACACGACTTCCGACCACGCCAACTCCATCGGTCCCTTGCCGGAACCGTAGGGGTTGAGGGGGTCAGGGAAGAAGAACTGCACGACCTCGTCCAACTGGAGCGTGACCTTGTCGTACTGCCAGGCGGCGAGTTGGTTGTCGGAGCCGTAGATCGGACTGACCAGATGGGATTGGAGCGGATAGATTTCCACGCAGGGGTTCAGGACGCCAGGGATGATTTGCCAGTAGGCGCGGCCGGTCAGCTCCAGGTAGAGCTGGGTCATGCGCCACAAAAGTTTCTGGCCCATGTACGGGTTGGGTTTATGAAGGGTCGTGAGAAACGGATGGTCAGCCACCTCGGGGTCATCCAGCGTGTCGCCACGGTAGAGGGCACAGGGTGTGTCGCTCACCGCCTGACTGTTGAGTTGGGCACAAGCGCCAGCGATGCCACGGAACGCACGGCAGAGATCGGCAGGCGACGGACTCG